AAGAATAAAAGCACTAAGTCATTATTCTTACCTATCTTTGTTGAGTTAAGATTAGATAAAAACGAGGCTGATTCATGGAATTAAAAGATTGTAACTTAGGTGGTGATATATTTAAACTGGTGGAAACAAACGGTTCTATTATGATACAACTATTAGAAAGAGTTAAGGAATTAGAAGCTAAAGTAGAGCGTATGGAAATGGCTAAACGTTACGAAGGATATAGCAGTAAGTGATAATAAGAACATCGAGTGAAGAGTTAGGTAACGTTGCGCAATGGTGTGCAAAGGAACTGAATATTGATACATACGATGTAAAGGTTATTATTAATGAATGTTGTCTTAAGCATGATAATGCTTGGGGATGGACATATGATTTAGCTTTTGAAGACGAAATTGATGTGGAGTTAGATAAGAATCTTTCCACTAATAAAAAGATTTTAACACTATGCCATGAAATGGTTCATGTCAGACAAGTTTGTAGAGGTGATGAAAACTTCTGCGAGGTAGAAGCTAATAAACTAGAAAGGGAGTTATATGAACAATACAAAACTAATAAGCGAATACTATAAAGACGATGGTGGTATTGCAAAGATTTATAGAGTCATTACAGAAATGGATGGTGATCATTCATACTATTCAGTTACATATAAAGATAGATTTGGTAAGAGAATTGCCAAAGAAGACTATCCTTACAAGGCATTAGGTTTTGTAGAGGACGCGGCAGAGAATTGGACATTAGGAATTAAGGAGATATAATATGGGATTCGATTTTGGGTTTACACTAGTTGATGAAGACGAATTAGATACAGTACAACAATTAGAGAAGGTGGTAAAGGAAAGCTCTAAGAATTATGATTCAGCACAAGAGAAACTTGATGAATTATTTAATGCAATTACCCCACTACTTAATAACTTAAAGGCCAACCCTGAGAGAGAATATATTAAGTGGCCTAACAGAGTTGAGAAGGTGGAGGAGTTTGAAGCCTTTATTCTAAATATCTATTCTGAATAGGTATCCATTTAGGGATACAAAAAGGTATCCCCATTTAGTCTGAATTTAGTTACACCTAGCGTATAAAGTATGATATAATGGTACCATACAAAATAAAAAAAGGAAACGCAAAATGATTACTAATGAAAATACTATTAGATTAATATATGATGAAGCTTTTGGTACCAATTGTAATGGGGCAATAACATATAACGTATTTAAACATAACAGTGATTTACAAAAATCAGCTATGGCTTTCTTGGCAGAAAAGGGAATTAGAGACTGGACCAATGGTAACATAAGACATGAACCTGGTTATGATGTAATAGGCGCTGATAATAAAAAATACGAAGTTAAATCTACCGGCAAAAGTAACCAAAAGGTATTAACCATAGAAAATCTTACCGCCAAATTAGGGCTGTGTGATTATATTGCAATTCTCGATTTTGAAAATTATAGAGCTTTTGTTATACCACATGATGATTTTTTCAATGAAGGTAATACTAAAATTCTAGATGCAGGTAGAGGTAGACTTAAATGGTGTTTCTCATATAATGATACCGGTAAGAGACAAGTTCTTAATACCCAATTCATTCTAAAATATGAACAAGACTTTAATGAAATATTAGGTATCCATTAAGGGATACAAAAAGGTATCCCTAATTAGTTTGAAAATACACCACCGCGACCACGAGTTTATGATATAATGGTACCATAAACAAATAAAAAAAGGAATTAATATGAGTGTTACTACTGGAATGTCAAGAAGAGAAAAACTACAATATGAAGCTAGAATTCGTAAAATGACTGGTACTTCTAAATTAAAAATATCAAATGCAGCCCATGCACCTATTACTGAGGACGTGGCGGTTGAAGCATTAATGAGAAAACTTAGTGTTACTGCCCCCGCAACTTGGGGTGATGGTGGAGCATTTTCACCTGAGTCCATGTACGGAACCGATGAGGAGACAGCCGAGGATTGGTCTAACTCGGGTTTACATGAAGTGGCTCATAATACTATGAGAGAGGATGATAATGGCTACTAAGAAACATGTACAACGAAGACAGAAAGTTGGTATTGCAGGTGCTCCAACAGATAAGGGATGGGATATGTTTAAAATGTATTTCCATTATGATGTTGATGTAAAGGATGCACTTGAAGTAACTAAGAACTTTATTAAAAAGAATTGGAGCAAAGATGACTCAAAAGCTATTTTAGCTAATCCAAAATATGAATTCACACAATCACACATTGCTGCTATATGTTATTGGCAACTATTAGAGAATGAATTTCCAGATAGGTATAAAAACCCAATGGAGTATTTGACTAAGAAGTTTAATGAACTTATCCAACCAGGTAAAGACATACTTGCAAATGCCGTAAAGGAAGCTAAGATTAAAGAGACCAAGTTTGTTATTACACCTGCAATGCGAATGAAGGCCCACGTATTAAATACAGTTATGGAAGATCTTTATTTAGTGGAAGACCAGTGGTTGAAAGGTGGTAAACCATTAAAGATTAATTTATATAAACAAATGCAGGTCCATGATATTAAAAGATTTGAGGAGATTGAGTCTTGGATTAGTGAATACCTAATTGATTATAAAGAAGTTTTAGCTAAAGATGAATATATGTTAGAGTCATATGCACATTTAACTAGAAAGGAAGTACAAGAAAGAGTTAAAATACTTGAAGGGTTCGAGGCAGATTTAGAATTATTTAGAGCTTCTAAAAAGGCGACACGTAAATTCACTATTAAGAAAGTGAAGGGGGCGGACAAACAAGTAGAGAAGCTTAAGTTCCAAAAGCAAAATAGTGAATACAAGTTAACATCATTAAATCCATTGAAGGTTCCTACATCAATGCATATATACTTATTCAATACAAAGAATAAAGAATTAACTATACTCCATTCGGATGGGCCAGATGGCATGACCGTATCAGGTTCTACCATTAAAGGTTTTAATGCAGAGTCATCTGTTAAATTGGCATTAAGAAAACCGAATGATTTGATACCAATCATATTAAAGAAGAGTGTAAAACAAATCGATACAGAGGTTGAAAAACTTAAAACTAAACACAAGAAAGTTAACGGAAGGGTAAACGAAAACATGGTGATATTACAATGCAAGTAGATATAAACAAGAAGTCTTTTTCAAGAATGGTTGAAACATATGTAAGAACACATAAGGGTTGTCAGTATATAGATGCCATTGTGGAATTATGCGAAGTGAATGAAATTGACTTGAGGGACTCTAAGAAATTAGTGTCAAAGGAAATCATTGAACGTATTGAATATGAAGCAAGGGAATTGAATATGCTTAAGGGTGGAAATACTTCCTACACATTACCGATTTAGGGGTTTACTTTTAACACAAAGTATGTTATAATAGTATTATGGAAACGAATAAATGATTATGGATGGATTTGAAACTTATTTAATTAGTCATGCAATAAACATGCATTTTAATACTAAGTATGATGCTTTTAAGTATCGATTTAAGACAAGGGTGACACAAAAGACATATTGGGGAAGACCTGATAAGTATCAATTAACAAAGATTGGTAAAAGATTTAAAACGAAAGAGGAAGTTATGGGATACTTTGCGGCACATCAGCTTGCGGGTAATAAATGGTCCGGTGATATGATTAGAGATGAACAGACATATACTGAATATGTTGGTCGTATTGAAAGCCTATCCTATAACTTTAAGAACGAATTAGAAGAACTTTCCGAGTATAAATTAGATGGATTGTTGGGTATGTATAAAGACAACTACCCAGTGATTATAAATAAATACTTGGAAGATACAGTGTCGATAGAGACAGTGTGTATCCTTAATGCATTGACTGGTTTCATTGAAGATGCTGATAGGAAGATTACGGAAACAATATTGTGGCCGGACATCTACAACAAGGTAACTAAATATCAACCTTTCTTAAACATTAACAAAAACAAGTTTATGAAGGTTGTATTAGATATTTTTAAATAATGATACGAATAATATAATAATATAACAACGGAGTAATATATGGGTTTTGCAGATTTAAAACAAAAAGCAATGAATATGGATTCATTGGTAGGAGCAGGTAACAAGGAAACTAAAAAGAAAGAATCATATGGTGATGATCGTATGTGGAAACCAAGTGTGGATAAAGCAGGTAATGGTTATGCCGTTATTCGTTTTCTTCCAGCGGTTGAAGGTGATGACTTACCTTGGGCTAAATATTGGGATCACTTCTTTCAAGGACCTACAGGTCAATGGTATGTTGAAAAGTCTTTAACTACTATTGGTAAAGATGATCCAGTATCAGAAATGAATTCTAAGCTTTGGAATAATGGTACGGAAGAAGGTAAAGAGATTGCACGTAAACGTAAGCGACGCTTACATTATGTTGCCAACATTTGTGTGGTATCGGATCCTGAAAATCCAGAAAATGATGGTAAGACTTTCTTATATGAGTTTGGTGCTAAAATCTTTGAAAAGGTTATGGATGTTATGCAACCTAAGTTCGCTGATGAAACACCAGTTAATCCATTTGATTTATGGAAAGGTGCTAACTTTAAGATTAAGATGGCACAGGTAGGTGGTTTTAGAAACTATGATAGATCTGAATTCGCTAACCCAAGTCAATTGGGCGAGGATGATAAGTTAGAGGCTATCTATAATGCGCAACACTCTCTTAAAGAGTTTACGGATGTGGATACATACAAGAGCTATGATGAACTTAATCTTAAGTTGACTCGTGTTCTTGGTGAAGAAGGTGCTGTTACTACAAGTGCTGAACAAGTGGATCTTGATGAGAAGATTGAATCACCATTTGTTACTCAATCACAGAATAATTCACCAGCCCCGGTTGTTGATAATTCAAGTGATGATACTATGAGTTACTTTGCTAAGTTAGCCGCTGAAGCATAAAGCTTAATTAAAGCTTAATAAGAAGCCCCTTAATTGGGGCTTTTTAGTTACTGTAGGCCTGGTGTTACACCTGTGGCCGGTACCATTCCATTTAATTGGGCATTAATATCTGGCGCATAATTGTTATTGGTGATATGTTGTGAATTGCCTGAATTAGATGTGGTTGCTCCTTGGTTAATAATAACAGGGGCATTATTTGCACCATCACCACCCTTTGCGGCATCACGTTCAACTTGACTTTGTTGTAGTTGTAGTTGTCGATGGTCATCATGTCTTTGTTTGGCACCGTTAAGAAAACGCTCCAGCTTGAGCCTATCGCGTTCAGCTCCTTCAGGATCATCTTTCCGCCTTTTTCGAAGTTCTGCTGTATGTAGGGCTTGACGTAGGGCCTTGCCAGTATGTTTCCATCTAATCTTTAGACCACCTTTTGGCTTATTCTTCTTATGTTGGTCCTGCAAGGCCTTAATTTCTTCTATTGACATTTCTGATAATTTTTTAGGAGCTAATCCACTGAGATGATCAGGATTGTTTTGCTTGGTTAAATTATCCATCAGTTTTTGTTTGTCTGGGGTTAATACTAAAGCATCTCGGGCCTTCTTCATTTTAGCGTTTTT